AGCTTGCGCATGATCACCGACTATGCGGTCTTATCGGATCAGTTTATAACCAGGCTTGATATTTTATTCGGGTCGCTGCTGATCCGGCCGGAATGGGTCGTCACGGTGGCCGACATACCTTAGGAAATTCGTGGGGTGGAGCAGCACGGTAGCTCGCCAGGCTCATAACCTGGAGGTCGCGGGTTCGAATCCCGCCCCCGCAACCAACATGGAGGCGCTATGAGCGAGGTGCGGCCAGCCGAGGTCAGAGCCGGCAATTCGGGGCGTGGCGACTATCCGCGCATGCTCTACCACGCCGACGGTCGCACCTGCATCGTCGAGACCCCGGAAGAGCATGACCCGCTGCACGCGCAAGGCTGGGACACGCAACCCCCCGCGGCGCCGCCGCGCCCGGTCTCCAATTACGGCACCTTGGGCCAGGTCAGCGACCCCTTGGTCGAAACCCTGCGCCAGGTCATTCGCGACGAAGTGCGCACATTGCTGCGCGAAGAGTTCAATCTGCGCAACATCGGCAAGAGGTATTCCAATTATGGCTAGAGAACGTGAGAGGCGCGACGAGCGCCGTTCCGGCGAGATGCGCGGCGAGCACCGGCACCACGACGGTCGCGATCCGTGGACTGAAAGCCACGAACGGCACCGTCGCGGCGGCGGCAGCTACGACGCCGGGCCAGGTCGCGAGGGACTGCCCGATTCGATGATGATGGACCGGCCGCGCACGCGCTGGGCCTCGGGTGCCTATGCGCGAACGGGCGAGGCGCGGCGCGGCTACGACAGCGAGCAGCCGAGAATCCAGGAAGCCGACCGCCGCGGAACCTGATGCGTGCTCGTCCAGGATCTCATCTCCCTGGCGATGCGCACCTCGGGGATCCTCGGGGTGGGGCAGATCGCGCTGCCGCAGGATCTCGCCGACACGCAGATGATGCTGCAGCTGATGATGCAGCAATGGCGCCAGAAACGCTGGCTGGTCTTCCGCCTTAACTGGACAATCCAGCCGCTCGCGGTCGGCAAGATGTCCTATCAGGTCGGGCCTGCGGGCTCGACCCCGGCGCCCGATTTTGTCACCGACGGCGATTTCCGCCCTGCCAACATCCAGAGCTGTTTTCTGAGACAAAACGTCGGCAGCGGGCCTAACAGCTACCCCATCGACTTCCCGATGAACGTGCTGGGGAGCCGGCAGGAATACGACGCGATCCGCCTCAAATTCCTGCAGTCCTGGCCCGCCTCGATCTACTACGATCCGATCGTCCCGGTCGCCACGCTCTACATCTGGCCGATCCCGGTGCAGACCTTGTTCTCGCTCTATATCGCCTGGCAGCAGGCGATCGACTTTAGCGTCGAGGGCAGCCAGAGCCAGGAGCTCGACGCGGTGCTGCCGGCCGAGAGTCAGCTCGCGATCATGTACAACCTCGCGCTCTTGACCGCGGTCAATTACAAGCTGCCGCCCGATCCCGAGCTGCAGGCTTCGGCCCGGGCCTCGCTCAACACCATGCGCAATACAAACTACGCGCTGCAGCCGCTGGCGATGCCGCGAGCGCTGGCTTCCAACCCGCGGTGGCGCAACCCGCTCGGTGGGTTTTACCCGGAAGTGGCTGCAGGAGTACCATTTGCAGTGCTTTAGTCTAACCGGAGATCATGCTACTGTGCAGTATGCACAAGCGATACGAACTGGTCGGACAGGTATTCGGGAGGCTCACGGTTCTCGAATTTGCCGGAATGGGCAACGACTACAGCTCGCGATGGATTGTGCGCTGCGAGTGCGGCGTCGAGAAAATCGTCATTGGCAAGAACCTGGTGCGCGGCTTTACTCGCTCCTGCGGCTGCATGCAGGGAGGCCGCAGCGGTCTTCAGGGGGCCGTGAAACGCACGCACGGAATGGCCGACAAGACGCCGATTTACAATACCTGGATCGGCATGCGGCAGCGCTGTTACAACGAGAACAATCCCGATTATCGAAACTACGGCGGGCGCGGCATCGAGATTTGCGAGCGCTGGCGCGAAAACTTTCAGGCCTTCATGGAAGACATGGAGCCAAGCTGGGAGCGAGGTTTGACTATCGAGCGCCTCGATCCGGACAAACATTACGAGCCTGGAAACTGTCGTTGGGTGCCGATGTCGGAGCAATGGAAGACGCGGCGTTCGCATGGGCCAAAGCGAGCGGACGGCTCGCCTGCAAAGAAGTATGTGCGCAATGGCCCATCTAAACGGACAGAGCCTCCAGACGTGGACTAAAGGCGATCAACTCCACGCCGCGGATTTAAATTCGAACTTCCAGATCCTCGCCGACCGGCTCGAGCGGGTCATGGCGCAGGCGCTCATGCCCGATCCGGCCAACACCGACCTGCAGATGCGCATGCGCGCGATCGTCGAGCGGATCGGGCGTCTCGAGGATCTCACCAATATGCACGCGCGGCAGAGGAACGAGCGCGAATGGGCGCCCTTAAGCCACCTCGGCGCGCTCGTCACCATGGTCAACGAGGTGAACACCAAGTTCGAGGCGGCCTGCCGGCGCATCGACCAGATGCACGCCGGCAAGGCGATCGAGCACGAGGATCTGAACCGCCGACTCCAGCGGTTCGAGCAGCAGCCGGACAGTGCCGCGCAGGAGGATTTCGCCGCCCTCGCCCGCGACCACGAACGGCTCGCTCTCAAAGAACATATGCTGCTCTCCCAGATCATTGCGCTCAGGGCAGAGGTGAGGATAGTGCGCGAATTGGCGCTCGGCCACGACCGCGAGGCCAACCGCAAGGAATATGCGCCGCTCTCGACCGTGGCGCATTTGCTCGAGCGCATCATGAAGCTCGAAGCGCGCGATGGCTAAGCTCGCTCTTCACCAAGGCAGCTACAATGCGCGCTCGCCGATCGCCAACGCGCAAGTGTGCCTCAATCTCATTCCCGAGCCGAATCCCCCCGACGCGCCCTTCCCGGTGACGCACTACCCCGGCCCGGGCCTTAAATTGTGGGGCGACCTCTCGGGCGCTTCGCCCGGCGCCACCGGCGGCGTGCGCGGTCTCTACGTCACCTCGTCCAACGCGGTCGTCGCCGTCATCGGCGTCGCGGTCTACACCCTCACCGTGGCGCAGCCGGGCCAGGCGGTCCTCGTCGGCAACATCGGCGGCCCGAGCAGCCAGCCGGTCGTCTCGATGTGCGACAACGGCACCACGCTCGTTATTGTCGACGGCAGCCCCAACGGCTGGATGGTGCCATTGGGCGCCCTCCTCACCCCGAACAGCCTTGTGCAGATCAACGACGCGGCCTTCTACGGCGCGAACCGGGTCGACTTCATCGATACCTTCCTCGTCTTCAACCAGCCCGGCACGGGGAATTTCTACACCACGACCTCGAATGTCGTGACCCCGTTCGACCCCACTTATTTCGCGGCCAAGGAAGGCTGGAACGACCGCCTCGTGTGCTGCGCCTGCCTGCACGACAATATCTGGCTCTTGGGCAACCAGACCGTCGAAATCTGGTTCAACGCCGGCGGCGCGACCTTCCCCTTCGCGCGGATGCCGAACTCGATCCTGCAGCAGGGCTGCGCCGCGGTGTGCAGCCCGGTCGTCGCCGACAATGCGCTCTATTGGCTCAGCCAAGACCGCTGGGGCCACTCGATGATCATGCGCGGCGAGGGCTACGCCGCGCGCCGCATCAGCAATTTCGCGGTCGAGAACGAGTGGAACCAGTACCCCTACGTCGCCGACTGCGTCGGCATGTCCTACCAGATCGCCGGCCACGAGATCGTCGCCTGGTATTTCCCGGCGGGCGGCGCCTGGTGGGCTTACGACGCCTCGACCCAGATGTGGCACAAGCGCACCTATGCCGGGACGACGCAGCCCTGGCTGCCGCTCACCTCGGCCTTCTTTGGCACTGTCGTCGGCGAAACGCCGTTCACCCCGGTTGTGCTGGCCGGCGACCGCAGCTCGGGGCGGATCTACGAGATCGACCGCTCGACCTACACCGACAACGGCACCGCGATCACCCGCCAGCGCTCGTGGACGCACCTGCAGCAGGACGGCCAGCGCATCGCCTATCAGCGCTTTGCGCTCTCGATGGCGGGCAACCAATTGTCCCCCGACACGCTCGCGCTCGACTGGTCGGACGATGCCGGGCTCTCTTACGGCAGCGCGGTCAACCAGACGGTCAACAACCAGTCGAACGGACAGTATCTCTGGCGCCGGCTCGGCTACGGGCGCGACCGCGTCTACCGCGCGACCTGGAGCGGAGCGGGCGAATTTGCCTTGAACGGGGCCTACAGCGACGGGACACCGCAGGGGACATGATCGAGCGCTCGAAATCCCTCGACCGCCGGCTCGAAGCCGAATGCGTGCGCTACGCCGGCAGCCAGGCGGTGCTGGTGTTCTACAAGGGCACAAAACCGCTCGCCTGCGAGCTCGTCGCCGATGGCGAGCGGATCGAGATGAGCCAGGCACGCGAGCACACCGTGCGCGCCTTCTATCAGGGGATCGCGCCCGAACTGCCGGCCGGCGCCGATTACTGGCGCCTCATCGACGCCGGCGGCAACGTCGTGATGCAGGGCGACGCGACATGAGCAGCCCGCCGCCGCGCAGCGGCATCGGTGTTGTGCCGACTGCGAGCCAAGGCCGCTACGCGACGCAGGGCATGGTCAGTCCGACCGACCCGCCCTTTGTCGATCCGACAACCGGCATCATGACGCCGGTCTCGTTTCGCTTTCTCCACGGTCTCTTCCAGCGTATCGCCAAAATCGAACAGGCACTCACCAACGCAGGGATCCCGATCCCGCCATGAGATACTTCAATTCGGTCGGCACTTTCGACATGACGCCCTTGCAGCTGGCGCTGCAGGTCAACCCGCAGCTCTGGGACGAGCACTGCTACCGCACGAGTTTCGAAGGCACGCCGTTTTTCGGCATGTCGGACATTCTGCTGCGCTACTCCCGTCCCGAGGTTCACCAGCAGACGTGCGATCCCGACGCCTGCATCGATTCGCTCGACCTGGTGAATTACCCGGCCTGGGCTCTTCTGCCGCAGTGCCACGACCTTGTCTTCAACCTGATGCGCGCCTTTCACGGCGTCGCCTTGGGGCGCGTCATCATCGCCCGCCTGCCGCCCGGCGGCGTCATCAAGCCGCACGCCGACGATTACGGAAAATACGCGCTGGCCGAGGGCGGCAAGCGCTTTCACGCCTGCATCTCGGCCGCGCCCGGCGTGCTCTTTCACTGCGGCGACGAGACGATCCAGATGCGCACGGGCGAGGTATACTGGTTCCGCCACACCGCAGTGCACAGCGCCGAGAACAACAGCGCCGACGAGCGCATTCACCTCCTCGTCGATCTGATAAGCGGCTGAAGCCGATGGAACACCTCTCGCTCCAGGTCGAGCCCTTCCGGGCCTTCTGCGAAGAGGTGCGCCCGCTCCTGCCGCAGCACTGGGAGGATCTCGCGCTCGACAAGGACAAGGTGCCGCTGGCTCCCGATTGGCAGCGCTACGCCCTGCTCGATGCGCAGGGCGCGCTCTCGGTTGTCACGGTGCGCGAGAAGGGGCGCCTCGTCGGCTATTCGATCATGGTGGTGATGCCCGGCCTCCACTACGTGACCTGCCTCGAGGCGCGGATGGACATCTTCTGGCTGGCACCCGAGGTGCGCGGCCGCATGGGCGGCCTCAGGCTCTTCCGTACGCACGAGCGTGAGCTCGCGCGGCGCGGTGTCAAGCGCATCTACGCCGGCTCGAAACTGCACAAGGATTCTTCGCGCCTGTTTCTCGCGATGGGCTACAAGCCGGTCGAGCAGTGGTTTTCAAAATGGATCGCGGAGGACTGAGATGGTAGCTGCGGCGGTCGTCGGCGGAAGTGCCATTTCCGGCATCGGTGGTCTCATCGGCTCTTCGCAGGCCGCTTCCGGCGCGCAGCAGGCGGCGGCAACCGAAGCTGCAGCGCAGGACCGCGCGACCCAGGCTCAGCTGCAGATGCAGCAGAACGCCATCGCGCAGGAGCAATTGGGCTTCAGCGAAGCGCAGTTTTACCAGAACCCGTTCTGGGACACCGGGCTCGGCAATTATCTCGGGCTGTCGAAGGAAGTGGGTATCGGCGCCCTCGGCGCGCAGCCTTCCCTCACCGACATCACGCAGCTTCCCGGCTATTCGTTTACGTTGCAGCAAGGTCTTAACGCGACGCAGAACGC